GTCAAAGAAAGTTCACGGCCAACACAACCGGGAACGCCCGTGTAGTGTGGATGTGAATCTTCTCACGAGCAAGAACCATGGTAAACCAAGGTGTTGTTCTGTTATTTGTTTGCGACTGACTACGTCCAGCAATGCTGGTTCGCCAGTGGCTTTATTGTTTGTTGACAGCTGCCAAAATAGAAATGGCGGTGTCTGCAAGTGCGTCTATTGTATCAGTCAATCTGATGGATGGACGTCGTTTCATGGGAGACGGTGGTCTAGCCAAAGAAGCAGACCGCGGTTCCACCGAAGTGGTAACATACCCGCCGTCAGCTTGCACTGGCGAAGGGATGTTGGTTGTGGAAATTTGAGTGCTTGCAGGCGTGTGTTCAGACCACACACCTTGTGGTGTCACTGAAAGATAGGTTCCGTTAGCATCGCTCTCCCTGAGCGTTGTCACCATGGGCGGAACCCCACAAAAGAAGCCACACTGGAAATCGTCACCGACGGCTATGGAAACTAATTCCGTGCGAGTGGTGGTTTCACCACGACCGCCCAGCATTATTTGGTAAGACGCCAATCCCGGGATAATGGCGGAATTTCCAGTGCCCCTTGTATAGTTAGTGCGCAAACGATTGTTAAAAGCATAGAACGGCCTGTGCGCTGATAAGGCTATGACACGTTCGGAAGCCTTCGAAGAGCTGTAGCCAACACCCCCGCCCCAAGTTAATTGGGTGCGATCATCCGTCCCGGCAAAACCCTGCACCCAGTAGACTAGGGAGCCCCTCCAAAGACCATACCAAGAAAGGATGTCAGCAAAACGACTACCGGACAAGGCACCGGTCAGACCGTAGAAAGACGACGAAATCCAACCTCCGCTCGGAGCGTTGAAAACCGGCGTCTGGTACGTCAAAAACACGTTTTCATTGATGGAAGTATTTCCCGTGTAAGTAACGGTACCCACTGGACACGGTCTCACCAAAAGTTGTTTCACGCTTTTTATTTCCTCACCGACCACATGTTGTGTCTGGGATTGAGCTGTGACCGCTGTGCCAGACGGCATGTTGCCGACGAAAGGGGTTGTGGGCATAGCAAATTCAAGCCCACACTTAGCGAAAACCTCAACTAACACGGGAATATTCTGGACGACCCCGGTGGGCGCACAAATGGGGTCGATAACCTTCAAGAAAACCATACCCGTGCTGCCCAAAGCTGGGTCCGCCTCCTCGTTACAGCAGAAAGGTCTATGGTAGGTAAAGGGCACCTCGAACTCAACCTCGGAAGTAGACCTGAGGTCCACTAGCACTGTCTTGAAATTGTACCTGCTGTCGGAGGGCAAATTCGCTGCCACGTCGTTGAATTTGGGGTTGTAACCTATGAGGATTTTACCGCCATGAAACTTGGTGCGACTGAACTTAAACCTGAAAATGAGATCACCGCGCCAAGCAGTGAAATGTTGGGCCAAAGCCATCAAAGGAGACGGAAGAAAACCGATATTCTGAGAGGCGTCAGGTCTAGCTGGTTGCGCGAAACCGACGTTGGTCGGTGTCTTGTAGAAATAGAACCTATTCGGTGTCACGGGACATGACCACTTGTATGAGTCCCCGGCATCAGTCGTGAGGAGGTGGAAGTAGGCGATGTTCCCAGGAATACATGAAAGATAGCATATGGACATCTCGTCCCTATCAGACCCTGCGAATCCGGGCAATGCGTCAACCTCGTTATTGGCAAACATGCCCATCTCTGTCGCTTGACCGACATCCAAGGCGGTGTTGTACGCCCTTAAATAAGATGACGCCATAACCTTATTAGTACCGTCATTAGGTTTAGAGTACCCGAAATGAGCTGCTAGATTACCGAAACCAGACAAGGCCCAAGACACCGGCTTAGTGTAGGCCGAAATGGCCGGAATGCCCTTGCCCACCCAGCTAGTGAGCCTTGAGGCGCTGTTGAAAAAAGATGACAGTGGGCCAACCTTCTCGGAATTTGAACCAACGCCCTGAGGCGTAATCAAAGTTGTAGCGACAGCCGCCTTACCAACCAGTTGAACATCCTCTAGCCACTGGTAGCACACGAAGGTAGGCGCCGACGTTGAGGCGGCGTCCCAAGCTACTGGAGCATAAGTGGCTAGCTGAATGGTTGCCAAAGCGTCAGTGCTACTGAACGTGTAGTAGTCCCTGTCGAAAACAAAAGGAAGCCTTATCTCGGCTGTGCTGGACTCAGCCAAATTAATCTCCACGTTTGGAATCTGGCAATACATGGGAACGTAACCGGTCCTGTCAGGCCCCAGATTGTTACCGAAAGGTAACACGGCCATCTTAAGAATACCGGAGACCTGAGGTGCCGCAGAAACGTCTAGTCTAAAACAGAGCGTAGCACGAATACCAAGAGCACCGTTATTGTTGCTGCCCATTATATTATTAAGGAAAGTGGCGTCCACTGTGAAACCGAACTGGCGCTGCCTGGCACCATTCGTGAAAGCTCCCCTCACAAGGGGTCTGGGCCGACTAAGATAGCCAATGACGTCATTCTCTACGTCAGCACCTTGAAAAGGGGTAGGCTTGTCAACTGGCAAAAAAGCTGCCTCGGCCTCGCCAACAAAAGTGGTCGCACCCGTAGTGTTGGTGTTGCTATCAAAATCCATTCCCTTGGTCTCTGCCATATGGTCTGAATCGTAAATTGTTTGTTTATTTGTAGAAGTGTTTTGAAGATCCATGTTGTAATCGCCTTGAAGCGGCAAACTTTTGATTTTGAGTGCATTTGTATTGACGGTTGAACGACAGAGAGCTCGTCACGCTAACTGGTCTGAAACTATTCCTCAAACGACCACACTGGCACGTACTTCCGGTAGATGGTTCTCTGTTGCGAGTACGCCAACTCCGGGATGACCCCAAAAGTAGGGTCCATGACTTCTCTCTCCCGTAGCAAGCTCCTCAGTTTCTCCAATACAGACAAAAAGATGTCAAATCTATGCGCCGACGCTTCCATCAGACAGGCAAGCGATACGGCAGAAAGGTGCGCATCGTCCGGCATGTTACTCCTCCTCCAGTTAAACATGTCGTAAATACTTGGGAGTTCAAGGGGCGCGTACACGTAATCTTGCTCAGGAGCAAAACCTCTCTTAAGAAAACCGCACGCACCGATCGGCTTCAGGTCGTACACCTCTCCGTCCTTGTTTTCACTTGTGTACACCATGCCCACGGTAGGCGCGAAATCTGCCATAGAGCGCATGTTGAAGCCCTTATGCTCATTAGACGGGGCGAAGATATTGTCGTCGCCATAAACATACAAGAGCACGTTCTCTCGGAAATTCCAAAGGTTTCTTCCGTGCCCACTCATGGCCCAGCACAACCTGAAAACCACCATGTTGTATATGGAATTGATCACGCTTGTCATGGGGTGCCCCGATGGCAAAGCTCCGTTGGTCTGGTAAATCACGTTGCTACTGTAGGAATCCCCGCCGATGTGCACACTCCTCGCCATGTCCTCGGAAACCCCCGAACAACAATCCGCCGACACCTCGCCCTTTGGTAGCCGGCGCGTGATGTGCCGCATGATGGATAATAGTATCGAAGGGTGCTGCGATTTATCGAACTGCTTGTAATCACCAGCCGCCCCTAAACCATCATCATTCATACTGTTAAGCGCATTGTAGATGTAAGTCCACTCGTGGGACATGGGATTCACACCCACAAGACCACCATGCTTCAGACGTGTCCGCATGAACTCGGCGCAAAACCTACCGTATACCCTTCTTGTTAAAATGGTGTACTGGACCGGGCTCGCCGAGATTAACCTCGTGTCCACGGCATCAATCTTTTTAAACGGTCTTATCTCGTCTTTTAAAACGTCTCTGAACACGGCAACGCCTCGCTGCCCACTCTCATAAGCTTCAATCAAGGCATCGTGCTCCCGCCTAACTTCCATCGCGGCGGGTGTGTCGAACACATACGGTCCCTCCGCGCCGAATGCGGCTCTTTTATTGTGATACTTCCTGCAGAGGGGATATCCCATGGACTTGCCCCGGGCGATACCGTTAATATAAGCATCGCCTGCGATCCCCTCTACAGCTTGCTCATAAGTCAGCTGGCTGAGGTCTGCACCGTCAAACCCTCCGAATATCTCCCCGACAACCACATCGACCGCAGAATCGTACATATCTGGGAGCTTGATGCTATCAAAATCGCGATGAGTTGCCTCCACGGCCTTTATCATGGGATCAATCCTGACTCCATCTTTATTCTTGCGAGGTCTCAACGCGGCGGGCGCCCCATCTGGCTCCTGAAAATATCCGGCGAAAGCCGTGGGCACAAATGCGGTGTCGCCTGAGTTGAATAGTGGGTCGACCCTGGCGATCTCCTCAAAACCACAATGAGCCTGTGCCTCAACGGCCTCCAAAACCTCGCGTGATACTGGCACAAAAAAACCCGCCCCTGGTTCGCCAGCTACGTGAATGCCCATAACTCTCTGCCTCGAGCATTTATCAGCGCTGACGATGGCATTTCCGCAATCGCCAATGGACGTGCGATAGCCGTGGCGAATCAACACGCTCTGTAGAGGAACCCTATTGTATGATCTAACGCACGTTCCCTTAGCGATATCGGTCCTTACGCACGAATTACGGCCGATCATCAAAGCTTTATTATCGGCGTACTTGGTGCCGACGCCCCAAAAATGCCTGCGAATGTCCGCGCAACCGTCGACCTGCCGCTTTGTCCGGTAGATGCACATATCCTTTCCTTCGGAACGGAAATCTTTGACCAACTCCTTTATGGAGCCGATCGGTACCCCTCCGACGTCGCATAGGTCGAAATCGTGCCCCTTGTGCATCAAAGCGTAATGTGCCGGGACCAACAACATGTCTGAAGTTATCATAAGACCCCCGCCAACTCTTTGGGAGTCATTGTAAACGTGGACGCAATTTTTGGAAACCCTTTGCGCTATCTCGTCTGGCATACTAACGTTCGCCCCTTGAGCCTCCACCTTCTTCTTGGGCCACAAACCCAGGGGCGATAGCAGCTGCTTCAAAACAGCGCGTACAGTCCTGATGGCCGCAAGCACCACGGCTGGGACCAAGGCTACGGCAGTAACGCACAAGGCGGCCTTAACGGCTGGTTTCCTGATAACGGTCATAGCGGCCGAACAGAGTGCTCTCTTGGCCTTACCTGCGATAACTTTAACCGCCACAGCCGCGGCGCAAAGCACGGCCGCGTTTTTCACAAAGCCTTGCGGCTCCACTGAAATCTCTGACCCGAATGCCGCGCATGGAGGCGCTGTCGGTTCAAGAGGGGCTGGCGCCTCATTATCAACAGGGCGCCGAGTCTCAAAGTGGATAAGCTTAGAAATCAGTTGCTCATTGCTGGTCTCAATGCGGATCCTCTTGTCGTAATCCGATAAAATTTCTGCAAATACCTCTGAGAAAGTGTACGACACCTCCTCGTTGGTCCTGCTATTCATCAAATCGTGCTTCTTGAACTCCCACACAGCGTCAAGGCCCTTAATACCTTCAGCGGATTCCGAAATAAGCCGCATGACATCGACATCTAATCGCCCCGATTTGCTTAAGCCAGGTTTTAAAAAAAGCTTGTAGCAGTGTCCAATGCGGCGCGACACGGCTTCCTGGCTCGTAATCACCTTCTCTAGCGATGACAAATTGTTGATGTTACTCGTAGCCAAAATGAACCGGCTCTTAAAATAAAACTTTCCTTTCATGTCAAGAGTGGCCATATTCAAAGGGTAAGGCCACTGATTCACCATACGAATGAAGTTGGCCACCTCCGAGTCTGGGCCCGGCATGGGTAGGGTCTGCAGAAAGTCATCCATAACGCACACTAACTGGCCGATGTAACTCTCCCAGTAAGTGCTTGAATCCTTCTGAAACACCATACGCGCCAGATCGCCACCCATAGCCATTTTCTCCTCCTCCGTGCTGACCTTACTTGCGAACATTTGTGCTATGAGACGGGCCAGGAAGGTCTTACCGATACCCGGCTCTCCCAAGAGGCACATGCACACGGGCTCCATACGCCCCTTGCACGACCCCGTCGCGGGGAAGAAAGGGGAGGCTCTCATTAGGGAGTCCATGCCGGATTTGACTATCCTACTGTTGTCAGAATTTTTGTGATCACTCATGAGGACCAGACCTTGGTCACGCAAACGCTCAAAAGCGACGGCAGTTTCTGGCAATGCCGCATCAAGTTTGGCCAACACCACTTTGTGCGAAAACTGCTGCGCTGCGTCTCTCCAATCGGTGACAATCTTGTCGTGGGTGTGGAACAAGCTAATTTCTTTTTTTCCGAACAGCCCAAAGATGGCATTGATGGCGGCTTCCAACATACCGGCGCCTCCATTGAACATAGCGCTTACACCATCCTCAAACTTTTTGTGATTGATAATCCGGGCATACATAGGGACGCGCCTAGCAATTAGAAAGCCAATCAGCGCGGTAGCCATAGTTGCGTGGGCAGACTGTGGTTCGACCTTGTACCAGTTACCGTTAGGATCCTCGTACGCCTCGAAGTCCGTCAGCGCTCTCTTGAACCATTCGCCATCCCCCTTGACCCCGTGCTTGCCCATAACGTACACAAAAGCACCGATACAAGCGCCTTTGACAAGCATGGGATTCACGTTGTGGAAGATCTTGAGCATCAGGTTTATGAAGTACGTTAACAGCAGCACAATCGCCAGAAAATAAAAGAACGGGTTTTCAGCCATAAGGTTGCGAAGTTGCTTTATTAAGGGTGCCAAGACCCCGCCGACTTTCTTTGCCGTTGTCTTCAAGACATCCGCAAAACCCTGTGGCTCCACTCCGGGTAGCGTCCAGCCTGCATCGTCATAGCGCGATATCTCAGCGCGCAAGGCGTCTGCATGCATGACCAGCCTGTCATGGAAGGAATAGAAGGCGACGTTGTACGCATCGACCGCCTCCTCGTGTGTGTCGAAGCTACCTAGCCAGCCCTCCCTCACTAACTCCCTCCACATGTGCGGCGACATCTGACTTCCACGCCCGATGTATCTTTCGATGAGTTCGAGGGCTAGCACGGCGTGCGCCCGGCCCTTTAAGGTCTCCACTCGCTTAGGTGGCACAAACTCGCGGTCGGGGGCTGCGACACAGGGGTAGACCCTCGCAAAGCATTCATAAGCGCCCACCGATTTGAATGGATCCTCCTCCATGGAATCAGTGTGAATGTGCTGCTTCATCACCCTGTCAGCGACGATCATCTGAAACGCACCTTCCGGCTCCTCCACGGCGGCTATGGGATCGGGAAGCATCTGCGCTATCTTCATCTGAGACCCGGTCCAGATGCCATAAATGACCCTGAAACTCTCATCGAAGCTAGCCGCTGGCTCGAAATCCCACACGTACTCCCCGGTGACGTAGTCGGGTTTCAGCCACTCCTGAATCTGCAAAAACTTCTCGTGGTCCACAAAGAAGCGAGGGGTCGCCCCAATGCGCACAATCTTGCCAAGAACGTCAAGCTGGTGAAGCTTACAGCACTCCTCAGCGACAGATCTGGGTAGAGACCCGGCATGCCCGCTGGCCCAGTATTCGTACTGGTAAGGCTCGATGCCAGCACTGCGCAGGTCGGCCTTGGTGAGGTTCGAGCGCTTGCTCGGGCAATCGATGGTGTACCCAGGTTCGTCATTGAGCATCGTCTGCCTCATTGTGAAAGCCGAATACTCGTATGCAAACTCAGCGAAACACGTCTCGTCATGAGTCAGTTCATCATCAGAGATGGAACCCTCAAGGGCGTTGTGGATGTGTGACATTGTAGCTGTGTCGTGTGTTAGTTCTTCAGAAAGTGATCTGGTAAAGATATGATGTGCCAATGCCCGATATGGAAGATTGTCCTGTGAAGGAAAGTTGCCGTCCTGGCCGTTGCATGATTTCGAATGTGGCTGTCGACGCCGCTCTGAGCTCTTCCGGTACACAGGGGCGAACACCATCCCCAATGATCAACGAAACCCGTCGGGCGCGGGTCACCTGGCCAGAGAACAGATTTATACGTTCGTATCGACATGGTAAACACACTGGTCACAATTGATGTTGACCACCGACAGCAGTGTGAGTGATATGAAGATGCGGGCTACGTTCCCGTCTTCCAACATTGGAGGGTCTCATATCCCGTGAGGGTTTGCCGCAATGCAGAATAAGGTACTTGCCAATCAGCCTCTTTTTTCTTTTTATCTTGTTGCTAGACCACCTGGTCGTGCTCAAAGTCACAGACAGCGGCGGCTTTCGCTTTTATATTTTTGTCTTTTGTTTTATCGACAGAGTCGTTGTGGGTATTTTTTTTGGCCTCAGGTTATGGTTATGTTTTTGGATTTTATGGCCGAAACAGCTCTTCTTAGTATTCGAACTGGTTGGGGTGTTGAAACAAGAGTTCACACAAAACTTCTCCAATAACAATCAAGACCAGCGAGACGGGCCCGGTATACGGACGAACCCCAGTGACCTGCAAATAAACGGCGTGCGGATGCA